CTACAATTATAATGGTACGGGGTCGGTTACAGGAAGCTGGAACTTGGGTGATGGTACACGACCAATACTATATCCAATCACCGATTCAATATCTCATGTTTATGGCACAGGTAGTTGGACTGCATCACTATCATTAACTGAAAGCCTGGGTGGTGTTAGTAGTTCAGCAGTGGTTTATATATCAGCTAGTCTTCCTACCCTACATCCATCAGGTGCTGCATTTGGAGTTAGCGGTTCTGTTCCAGGATATTCAGTAACGTTTAGAGATTATTCTACAACTAATATATCAGATTATGATTCTTTGTATTATGAATGGGTGTTTGGTGATGGAAATAATGTCAGTGGTGATTATCCTCCAGAAACAGATACCACCCACGCTTATACGACCGAAGATTCATTCATAGTTTTATTAAACTTAAGTGAAAGTGCTTACGGTGTCAGAGCAACTTATGTATTACCCGGTGGTGTTACTTCCTCTGCTAGCCCTCCACCACCATAATCAATAAACCATTTCTTTTTCAATAAAAGAAACCCAAGAATCAAATTCTGTAAAACTTTGCAGATTTCCTCTCTTTTTATTCTTCTACATACTATTTATTAGTAATAGTATGATAACAGAAAATAGATTTTTTATATGGGAAGAAAACGACTTAATAGACCAGAAGAGGAACTTATCACAGAACGTAGAGAACGTCAGTTGCGGTATTACTACCGAAACAAAGAACGACTCAATAAAAAACGACTCGAAAGATATTACCGAAACAAAAATAAGCGGTATATACAAGATAATAAATAAAATCAACGGGAAGTATTATGTTGGAAGCAGCAACGATATTCATAATAGATGGATTTACCACAAAAGCACATTAAATAGAAATATTCATAGAAACTCACATTTACAAAAATCGTGGAATAAATACGGGTCATCTGCTTTTGATTTTTTTATTATCCAAAAAATATCATTCAACGAATTAACGTTAGAGGAACAAAAATATCTTGATATAGCTAAAAAAGATGGAAAATATAAATGTTATAACCAATCCTTTTTAGCTAATAGAATAGAAATGACTGATGATGTAAAAAAGAAACTTAGTAATATTAAAAAAGGAACTCACGCTTCTATAGAAACACGACTCAAAATGTCATTGTCCCGACAAAAAAGAACGGATAAACCAATGTTAGGAAAGAGTCACACAAAAGAAACAAAACTAAAAATAAGTAAAGGCAAATCTAATATTATTTATTCTTTTGTAAATATAAAAACAAATGAAAACTTTATAGGAACTTGTTATGAATTTAGAAATAAATACAATCTAAATCCAAGTAGTGTATGTGCTCTCATCAAAGGAAGAATGAAAATTTGTTTTAATTGGAAATTGATGTCTTAATGTTTTACTAATTTATACATTATCTTGAAATTGTAGGGAATTGTTTTCTATACCTCTGAAGTTCCATACTTAAATCGTTGTAATCTTCTTTGTGGATTCTATATTGCCTACCCTTATCGTCAATCAAAGTATAAATATCGCCACGTTGAATAACACGAGTTATATTTAACTGCCTGTTAATTATTTTTACCAGTAACTCTCTTGAACTAAAAGTTTCAGTTATCTTTTTTTTTGGCGTTGCTCTCTCAACGTCCCAATAGCCGTCTTCTTCAAAAGATTTGGATCAACTCTTTTAGCAGTATAATTTGGACGATATATATCCTTACCAGCATGTTTCGTTTCCGCACCTGCGGTAGCACTCTGAGTCTCCCCACCCTGAGTAAACTTATCCCATTCCTTATCAGTCCAATACTTGTCATCCGCTGGTAAACCTGTCTTTGGGTCCATCTTTAACGTTCCAGCCTTCTCCATCGCTCTTCTCTCAGCAGCATTCTTGTCTCTCTCAGCCTGCTCCTCATCACCCATTCTATTCCACTCCTTAGCTGCCGGTTCTTTCTGACCAGGCCTCAACGCATCCAAAGGCAGTGTCGCCTGTAACGCGAGTCTCTCTTTTTCTGTGCCAGGCGTTCTAGCCATCAAACGCATCAAACTACGTCTTTCATTATTAGTCAGTGTTTCAACAAATGCTACCTTCTCTTCATCAGTACCAAGACTACGAACCTTAGCCAATAACTTCTGTGCAGTCATCGCAGATGGCTTCTCCGGTTCTTCTGCTTTCCCCGTTACATCGCCACCCTTTACATTAACACCTGATTGTTTGTAAGCAGCCACTTTTGCTGCTTCCACATCTTCCGGGTCAATCTCACCCGCTGCTTCCGGTGGTGGTAGTAAACTCTTGCTTGCCGCTATATCAACAACTTTATCACCCTTCTTAACCTGACCCATTATTACTTCAAAATCCTTCTGCCTAGCATCCTGTGCCATCTTCTGTAAAAGATTCCTAAACTCATGCTTGCCCTTCTTTACACCATGCTTCACATATAACTCAATCTTTGTACCCTTCATCGACTTTAACTTATTCTCCAAATCCCGCGAATATTTCATTACTTCAGGACTTGGGTCCTTTAAATCTTCGGGAGTAGCCTCTGGCTTCTCTGGTTCGGGAATGGTTGTCGGCTTCGCCATGCTTTCCGTTTCATGGATAATGGCTTCAATGAGTTTCTTGATTTGAGATTTGCTGATATTCATGCTAAATAAATATAATAGTATTACTATAAAAATCAAACAAATATGAGATTTGCTGATATTCGTGAACTACTCACCCATTAAAATAGTTGAGTTTCGTGGTTCATCAACTTGATTACTTCATCCGATTGCTCAGATGACATCTTCAACGCTTCCCCACGTTTTTGTTTAACGTCCGATTTGGTTCCCAAACCAGACAAACCTTGTTTTAGAATATTTAGAGATGCATTATAATCTCTATCATGATGAATATTACAAATAGGACAATTCCATTCTCTAATGCCTTCCTTTAATGATTGATTAATATATCCACAATCATTACACGTTTTAGAAGATGGAAAATATCTATCCACTCGAATAAACTTCCTATCATTCCATTCACTCTTATATTTTAGTTGTCTTACAATCTCATACCAAGACACTTCTTGTATTGACCTCGCTTTTCTATGGTCCTTCATCATATTGGTTATACTCAAATCCTCCATCACAATAATGTCGTGATTTTTGACAATATCTGTGGTTAGTTTATGAGCATAATCCATTTTTATATTATGAATTTTTTCGTATATTTTTGCTAACTTAACTCTTGTTCGTTCTCTGTTTTTGCCTTTTTTTGTTTTTTTGGAATGTTGTCGTTGTTGATATTCTAGTTTCTTTCGGTATTTCTTTGTTATTTTTGGATTGGAAATCTTTTTACCATCGGAAAATGCCATTAAGTTAATCAATCCCAAATCAATACCCACACTTTTATTTTCATTTTTAATTTTTGGTATGAAATCTTCTTCAACAATGAAAGAAACAAAATATTTGTTAGCTTTTGTTTTAGAAATTGTCAAAAAGCAAATTTTATAGTTATCTCCAAATGCTCTATGTTGATTTATTTTGACCGGCTTTTTAAGTTTTGGAATAATAAGCAATCCATTTTTAAATGTAAAATATTGAGGAACACAAAACGATTGTTTATCATATTTGGATTTAAAAAGAGGAAACTTAGCAATCTTTTTAAAAAATCGTTGGTATGCTACATCAAGTTGTCGCAATGATTGTTGTAGAGATTGACTACTAACGTCATTCAACCATTTAGTATCTTCATTCTTTTTAAGTTTTACTAAAAGGTCAGCGGTATCGTTATATCCTATACCTTTTCCATTTTTAAGATAATGTTCTTTTCGAGCATTGAGAAAATAATTAAAAACAAAACGGGAACAACCAAACGATTTAGCAAAAAAGATTTTTTGTTCTTCAGTTGGAAGAATCGAAAACTTATATCCTCTGATTATTCGTTTTTTCATACAAAGAATACATATATGAAAGATTTACAAAAATACAAAAAAAATGTAAACATTTATTAACTACACCAATCGCCAACCTAAAAATGAATATTTTCTCAACACATTGTTATAAAATATTCTATTTATATTGTATAAACACACTTGAACTTAAAGCCCTAATAAAAGATTGCGTGGTAGAACACCTAAAAGAAATCAAGATGAAAGAATACGTCATACTCAATGATAAAAAAGATGATGATGATGATGCACCTCCAATACCACCAAAAGAAAAATTGCCGGTGGTTAAATCTAAACGCATTCCAAAAAGATCAAAAGCTACTCTACCATAATAATATGATTAAACTAAAAGACATATTAAAAAATATTGTGAAAGAAATCTCCCTGCCACAATATGACCCAGATTTCCAAAAGAACATGGAAAAGGAAAAAACAAAACAAGTGGATATCCCTTCCCATGAACTTATAGACCCTGAAGATTTTATGGATGAACCACCACCCGCTATGACGGAATCCTCCCCATCCAGTACAATCCCACCGTGGAACGATATGTGGACTGATATGGAAAAAGATAAAGGCCAAATCTATGGCGACCCACCATATTCAGATGTAAATAAAATAAAAGCCAATCGCCAAAAAAAATATAACCAAATCCTTAACCAATACCAAAAATTACAAGGAAAACCTTGCTGGAGAATTATGTTCCTACAAACACACTTCAATAATATATCTAATCCAAAAACTGTAGGCACATCCTGGTCAATTAAAAAATGGCCAAATGATGAAGCCATAGAATGGGCCGGAAATACCCTAGCATGGCACGGTAATGACGCATCCATAGATTATACCACAGGAGTTAATGGCTGGGCCGTAATGTATGAAGCGGTAATCGATTTAAAAAATGTTGAGTGGAAACGAACACTCCAAAAAAGAATGAACTGGGGACTGGGTGACTTAGAATGGGAAATCATCTTTAAACCCCAGTCGCCAATTCTAGTTAAAAATGTGTCGGTATTCCTTGATAATAATAACCCCAGTAAAATAAAAATACTCCCAATCAATAAAATCATACCGGCCTAAACCTACGATATATCTATATCATACCCTATACTCCGCAAATACGCCACCGTTAACTCCGGACGACCATCGTTAGGCGTTATACCATCACCCTTCTTATCACTTATACCACCATTATTATTTATATACGCCCTGTGCCCACTATACTCATCATATTCCCCATCACCACTCAATAATTCCTCTTTTATTTTTTCTTTTTCCCACTCAGGTAAAGCATCGTATATCTCCCCATGTATCGACGCCAATAACTCCATCCCCGCCTCCTGTACTACCTCACCCCTACACGCCCCTGTGTTAATATCAACATCAGGTTTAATGCCAATTTTGCTCATACTCATACACCGCTCATTCATAGATGGAAAATACCCCGCCATCTCTAACTTCTCCATATACCTTGCCATATTAACCTGCTCATCCGTTTTATTATCCGTTTTATTATTGTTCAATTGCTCATCACTTTTATTTGTGGTGTTAGATTCTTTTGCCGAGTTATCCACCGAATTGTTATGCTCGGTATTATCATTATTATTCGCTTTATTATTCATTTTATTATCTTTCTTTTTGTTTGTAAACACTATTTCTTTATGCTTTTTATTATACACTGTTTCTTAATAATACCATTCTATACCGTTTATTGTCCCCGTCAAGCGCGGCCGGTATGCCATATAATAAAACGATTATAAACTCTTTATTATTGCTCGCCATTATATACCTTCACCCGCCTCTGCCTTATCGCCCCATCTATCCCCTCCATCATCATCCTCCTGTTCTCCGTAAACGCCTTCCCATACTCCCTGCTACACGCCTCCTCTATTAACCTGTTTAACTCATTGCTCTGCTTTCGGTATTCATTGCCATTAATCCCATTCGCTTTATATAAGTCATCTAATGATACCTTCGCATTTATTAACGCCACCGCCCTCACCGCCTTGGCATCAGCTATAACCTCCTTCAATAAATCATTCTTGCTGTTATAAACTTTATTGATATTATTATCGCCATTCGTTTTATCATACGCTTTATTGTAATAGCCCGACTTGTTGCTATCAGCTACAACCGGAACTTCATATGAACCAGTTGTAATATATTCATTCACTTTATCATACGCTTTATTTGTCCCCTCCCCATTAATACTATAATAGTCCCGCTCAATAAACCTGCCAGCATCTGACCTTCCTCTATCTACTTCATTATACCTGC